ATGCAACTGGCTGCGGTTTCAAGGGCTCGTGATTTGCACGCCAGTGTGATTTCCGCAATGGGTCTCAAAATGTATCGGGAACGCTGGAACGAAACCGAACGTGAAATGGAAGAGGAGTACATCGCACCACGTTCATGGTTGCGCCGACCCGACCCGTCCATCCCGTATGAAACATTGATGGCGTGGACACTGGACGATTTGTTCTTTTTCGGGCGTGCGTTTTGGTACATCACTTCCCGCACCCAGGACGGATACCCTGCGTCGTTCACTCGTTTGCCTGCAGGCTCAATTACTACTGAGGACCAGGTAGGCCCTGTGTGGTTTGCCCCGTCTAATGAGGTTTTCTTTAACGGCGGAATGTTGGACCCTGTCAACCTTGTGCAGTTCATCAGCCCCGTGCAAGGTGTGATCTACATGTCGGAGCAAACCATTGCGACCGCATTGAAGATTGAAGACAGTCGATACCGCAATGCGCTCACGTCTATCCCATCGGGCATTCTGAAACAGACTGGTGGCGAACCGCTGTCAGCGCAGGAACTTGCAGATTTAGCAGCTGCATTTAACGCTGCACGTGCAACCAACCAAACCGCAGCACTGAACGAATTTTTGACCTATGAGGCGACAACGGCAACACCAGACAAAATGTTGCTAATTGAATCCGCAAACTATTCAGCACTCGACATTGCACGTTTGTGCAACTGCCCGCCATACCTACTTGGAGTTAGCACTGGCAGTTACAGTTACCAGTCATCTGAGCAGGCCCGCATGGACATGTGGATGTTCGGAACCAAAATTTATGCAGAGTGCATCGCTAGCACGTTGTCATCTGACGCAATCCTTCCAAGGGGAACCTTCGTGAAGTTTGATTCGGATGATTATCTAGGCGAAACATACGCAATGGACACAGAAAAAGTTGATGTCCAAGAAAACACACAGGAGGAACTCGCATGATGCGATTAATCACCGATCAAGTAACCGTCACCGCTGAGGCTGGTGAACCAACAGGTGAGCGTCGCATTGACGCCATAGCACTTCCCTATAATCAGTGGGCCATCGTAAGTGGTGGGCAGGAAGTGATGTTCAAGCCTGGTTCGCTACCCGTTGACGGCAAAAACCCACGTGTTTTTATGTACCACGACTCAACCAAGGTGGTCGGGTCCGTAGTGGAAAGAGTCGATACGCCCGATGCCATGCTTGCATCTATGAAGATTTCCCGCACCGCCCTCGGTGATGAGGCGCTGGTGTTAGCAGCCGATGGAGTCATGGACGTGTCCGTAGGGGTCAATGTGTTGGAATACACCGAGGACAAACAAGGACGCATGATTGTTAGTTCTGCTGAATGGACAGAATTGTCATTAGTCCCCACAGGCGCATTCAGAGGTGCTATCGTCACCGATGTGGCAGCGCAAGCCGACACAACTCCCGACACAACAGAAGAATCCACCGAACCTGAAACAGTCGAGGAGACAAACGTGGAACCAGTACAAGAACCAGTCGCAGTTGAGGCAGCAGCAGTTGTTCCAACCGCCCCACTTCCAGCAGTCGCCAAAAAGAATTTCGGCATGCCATCCGCAGGTGAATACCTTGCAGCATTCCACCGTGGTGGCGAAGTTTGGCAGCGTGTCAACGCAGCTGCACAAGACGCAATGAAAGAGCGTCAGACCGCATTGCAGGCTGCAGCCGGTGATGCAATTACCACGGACACCCCTGGCCTCTTGAATCAAATGGTGTTGGGTCCCGTTTTTGCGGATCTCAACTATGTGAGGCCTGTGGTCGCAGCAGTGGGCGCACGTGCAATGCCTGACGGCGGAAATCAGAAAACTTTCATTCGCCCAACTTGGACCACCCACACCAGCATTGCCTCACAAGGTTCCGAACTTGGTGCAGTATCCGCAACAACACCAGTCATTGCCTCAAATGTGGTCAGCAAGACAACCCTCGCCGGGCAGGTGACCTTGTCAGTTCAGGACACGGACTTTACGTCACCCGCAGCAATGGAAATCATTTTGCGTGACCTTGCATCGCAATACTTGCTCGCATCGGACAATGTCGCAGCAGACGCAATCACCGCTGGTGCATCCGCATCAGGTTCAACATGGACCGTCACCGCTAACAACCCATCAACATTGATTGCAGCAATCTACGACGCAGCAACCGACATTCTCAGCGCATCAAACTTCCTGCCTGACCACATTTTCGTTTCACCAAACGTGTGGAAATCTCTCGGCAGTCAGTTGGACGCAGACGGAAGACCAGTTTTTCCTTACGCTGCAACCGCAGGTTTGATGGGCGTCAACGGAATGGGCACAGCAAACGTCACCGTTGCTAACACATTCAACCCATTCGGATTGAACCTCGTCGTTGACCGCAACTTCGCAAACAACACCATGGTGGTTGCACGTGGCGCAGCAATCGAGTTCTACGAACAAATCAAGGGACTCATGAGCGTTGAAGCACCATCAACACTTGGACGCACGTTCTCCTACTACGGATACGTTTCAACCTTCATTGCGGACAGCGACCTCGTCAAGTCAATCGCAATCGCCTAATCCGAAAGGCGGTCTAGGCCGTGACTGTTTTTAGCGTTCTCGCATACCAGCGACTTGACGGTTACGCCATTATCCAAACACTGACTGACACCCCAATCGAGGTGGGACAATCCATCACGGTTGCGGGTGTAGGTCAAGGTTTAGACGGCACCTACACTGTCCTATTGTGTCCTCAATACGCCTATGACGGCGTTGAAAGCGACACGGGCCAGTGGACATTTGACCCGTCAGTCCCACGTGCAAACCAACTGTTGTTTGCAGATTCGGGTGACACACTTGAATGGAATCAAGTTGTCGCTGGAACAGTCACATGGAACCCAACCTGCACATGGATTACCAGCGGTCAAATTGAGGACTACCTCGGACTCACACTTACCGGTGTTGATGACGCAACATTCCTGACGCAATGCGCAGCAGCTGCAAATGCGTTCGCCTATAGGAGACGTTCTGAGGCGGGCTATCTGCAGGACAGTTTGACAACTTCACCAGGCGGTGACGTCACACTCGGAACCATCATGATTGGTGCTGCGTATTTCCGTCAGCGTGGTTCATTCAACTCCATCGCATCATTTGATGGCATGGGTGTCGCACCCGCTACCGGTATCACACCAATGGTGATGCAGTTACTAGGCATCAACCGACCACAGGTTGCCTAATGGCCTACACCGATCTGTTCAACGAGGCCATTGACGATTTAACAACGTCACTTGGAACCATCACTGGTTTGCGTGTTGTCACCGACCCTCGCAACATCAACCCGCCATGCGTATTTGTGGACGCACCATCGTTCAGTGCATACAACTCAAACATTGCCGACATGACATTCCCCGTACGGGTGGTCAGTCTCGGGCCTGCAAACCTTGATGCCCTCCGAAACGTGCTTGCTATCTGTTCCGAACTTTTAGGTAAGAATGTGGCAGTGACCGAAGGCAGACCCACTACTATGTCAATTGGCGGTCAAGATTTGGCTGCGTATGACGTAACAATCCGAATGAAAGTGCAAGCAGTATGAAATACATCGTGGTTTCAGATTTAGTTGGGACTCCTGGCGATGAATACATTGTCGAGGAAGGCATCAACGTGGACGCACTTTTGGACGGTGGTTTCATCAAGGCCGACAACAAAAAAGCCAAAGAATCAAGCGAGGACTAACTCATGGCAACCAGCACCTATCTCTCAAATCCAGTAGTGACCGTGAACTCGGTTGCGTTGACCGGATTCGCCACAGCTGCGACACTCACCCGCACTAACACCTCAGCCGATATCACCGCATTTGGTGAAACGGCACGTACCTACGGTGCGACTCTTGAGGACAACGAATTGACCGTCACGTTGTACATGACCTACGGCGCATCCGAGGTTTACGCCACATTGAAGTCACTTGTCGGCACACGCACAACAGTCACCGTGAAGCCAACCAGCGGTGCGACCTCTGCCACGAATCCGATTCTGAGCCTCGTGGGTGCGTACCTAGAATCGCTACCTGTGCTCCAGGCGTCCCTCGGGGAGATTTCGTCTATCGATATCACATTCACTGGTGGAACTTATTCCGAGGCCACCTCGTAACAACACCAACAAGGGGAAACCATGCAACTGACACTCAAATGCGATGCCGGTGACGGCGAGTTCACAGTCACAACAAACCTATGGGTCATCACCCAATGGGAACGCAAATTTAAAACCAAAGCGTCGCACCTCGCCGACGGCATCGGTATGGAAGATCTAGCGTTCCTGGCGTACGAATCCGCAAAGGTTGCGGGTCTCACTGTGCCGATCGTGTTTGATGACTGGTTGAAGCAGCTGCGGTCATTGGAGGTTGTTGAGTCAAGCAACCCAAACCCTACAAACGAGGGACCGCACGTCACGCATTAGCGTCTGTTCTAGTTGCAACAGGGTGGTTTCCTCCGAATGTAGAGTTTGATGTGCAGGACCTAGCAACGGTGGTGCAGATACTCAAAGAAAGCAACAAACGATGAGCGTGAGAGTTGAAACAATTCAGGTGAAGGGCATCAAGGAAGCCCTCGCTGAAGTGAACTCGATTGACAAACGTTTGCGTCGTTCGTTCACTGTGGAATACAAAACCATCGTTGCACCGCTGGTGTCTGAGGCCGTAACGCTTGTACCAGTGCGTCCACCGATGTCAGGTTTCACTCGTAACTGGACCCCACGCAGTTACGACACAACGCACCGCATTCACAACCGTGTCGGCGAAATTATGCCATGGTCAGTTGGATACAGCCCCGCAATCAAAGCGTTCCTATCCGGCAAACGACCACGCACTGTGGGCGGTACGACTCGCAACCTTGCAGCGTTCGGTGTTAAATGGACCGACAAGCGTTCAGTGTTGTTTGATACATCAGGTCAATCCAAAACGCCACAAGGCGCACAAATGATTGAAACACTTGGTCGCCGTTATGGGCCACCGTCACGTGTGATGTGGAAAGCGTACGAACAGTCAGGACCTGACATTCAATATGAAATCCGACAACTGGTTGAAAAAATCATGCGTGCCGTCGGTCGAGACATAAAGGTGGTGTAACCGTGGCCGTCGTCATTCCGTTAGTTACAGAGTTTGACTCAAAAGGAATCAAACTTGCCGAAAAGCGTTTCAAACAATTCCAGGGTGAAGCGTCCAAAGTAGGACAGTCCATTAAGGCTGCATTCGTACCGGCAGCAGCTGCGGTTGCTGGTTTGGGTGTGGCTGCGTTGGGTGCTGCTAAGGCTGCGATGGAGGACCAACAGTCCGCAGCACTTTTGGAACGCCAATTGCAAGCAACCACCAAGGCAACACAGGCGCAGGTGAAGGCAACGGAAGGCTATGTTTCGTCGCTCTCCATGGCTGTGGGCGTCGCTGACGATGAGTTACGACCAGCCCTTGCCAAAATTGTTCGCTCTACGAAAGACGTTTCCAAATCACAAAAATTGCTTGCAATTGCCGTAGATGTCTCACGAGGCTCCGGCAAAAGTTTAAGCCAGGTAGCGGACAGTTTGTCTCGTGCCTACGGGGGCAACGTCAAAGCACTCGCCCGTCTCGACCCATCGTTGAAACAGTTCATTGACAAAACCACCACCGCCGATGAAGCCGTTGCGATGCTTGCAAAAAACTTCAAAGGTGCAGCTGCGAAAAACGCTGAAACTTTTGCGGGCCGTATGGACATTCTGCGAGTCACGATGGCAGAAACATACGAGTCCATCGGTTATGCGTTACTGCCGATCATTGAGCGTTTCATTAATTTCATCAACCAGCGTGTTGTTCCTGCCGTACAAAAATTTGTTGATGTGTTGGAGCGTGAAGGTTTGTCGGGAGCCATCAAAATGGCAAAAGATGAGTTCGGCAAATTCATCATGGAATCAGACGGTTGGACGGGTCAAATCATCACACTTACTGGTGCAATTGTTGCGCTAGGTGTTGCCATCAAAGGTTTGTTGTTGTTCAAAACTGTCGCTGGTGCAGCATCAGCATTATCCGGTGTTTTGACATCACTTGGAAGCGTCATCATTCCTGGACTAACAGTTAGTGCAGGAGCCGTTGCTGGTGTGTTTGCAGGCATTTTTGCCACCATTGTGGCGTTCATTGACCTCATGAAAGATGCGACCGCACGTAGCGCATTCCTCGAATACGTTGCGAACACCGCCAAACTCATCGCTAACGGATTCATCCTTGCCTATAACGCAGCAGTCCGATTGGCAAACCTGCCGATTCAAGGTTTGAACCTGTTGCCTGGCGTCAACGCATCAACCATTCCGTTGATGGATTTGTATGAGTTTACATTTGACACAAGCACCAGTGGTCAACGCTCCACCGCATTCAACAACATGTCCGATTCTGCACAAATCCAAATCAATGTCAACGGTGCTATTGACCCTGTCCGCACCGGTCAACAAATCGCCGAATACGTTGACCGTATCCAGCGACGTGGAATTGTTCCTGGTAGGTAATCAAAATGCCGTATCCGCAACCAGTAGTCGAAATAGCATTTGATGACGGTCCATATGTGTTGAACCCCACATGGACCGATGTCACCAGTTATGTGTGGCGCATGGACATTGACCGTGGACGCACAGATGATTGGGGCGATTTCAACAGTTTTGCCAGTGTCACACTCAACAACCGCACCCGCAGGTTTGACCCGTACTACACCGCAGGCCCGTACTACGGAAAACTATTGCCACGGCGACAAATCCGCATCCGTGCCACCTACGGCGGAACCACTTATGACGTGTTTCGTGGATTCATTGACGGCTGGAACCCCGAATGGACCGACGCAGGCACAAACAGTTCCGTCACCATTTCATGTTTTGATGCGTTGCAGCTGCTAGGCAGTGAACAACTTCCCGCAGACTGGTCACGGGACTACATCCTCAGCCTGAACCCACGTCACTACTACCCATGCGACGAACCAACAACATCGTTCACGATCGACACCATCAAGGACTACGGCACTTACCCGCTGAACATCACAACAACAACAAACGCATCTAGCAGTCCAGAACTAGCACCAGGACTACCATCACATTCGGTGCAAGCGGTCGGCACAGGCGGTTTAGGGACCACAGGATTAGTTGCAAGCGGATACTCACCAAATGAAGTCACGTTTTGTTTATGGGCCGTGTTCGACTACGCAAACGCTGCAGCATGTTCATTTACAAATTGCGCCATCGGTATTGGTTACGACCAAAACACAGGAAAATACGTTGTTGAAGTATCGGATATTGGTGCGGGCAATGTCAAAATTTTGACTACCACAAACACATATGACAACAGTACGTCACGTCATTTGGCGACCACATTTAACAACACCACAAAAGCGCAGCAACTGTACATTGACGGCGTTTTAGTACCGACCACAACCACCACCACTGGCGCAATTTTGTTTGGATCCGAATCAGTCACATTGGACAACGGACAATTTCAACAAGTATGCGTATTCCCTGCACGTTTGACGCAGGCACAAATTCAGAACATTTACAACTACTCGATTGCAAACTTTCCCGAAACTACCACCGCACGATTCAACCGCATTATTGGCGAGACACAGTTTCCAAACGTGCCACCAAACACCACACCATCGGCAAGTTCACTAGTACTACTTCCAGCATCACCGGTGAACAGTGTCCTAGACATCACGAACAACGCCCCCCGAGTATCTGACGAGCTGCGAATCACGGCAACCTCCGAGGGTGGACCGTTGTTTGTGTCTAAGAACGGCACAATCACAATGTTCAGCCAAACAGAACAATTCACTGCTACACGGTCGGTGACTGTGCAAGCCACATATGGCGGTGCTGGACAGAAACTAGGTCAACAAGTAACCATCACATCCGATGGTGACTCAATGCGAAATAGTGTTTATGTCACCATGTCGGGTGGTGGTGTGTATCAACAGAACAACGCATCCAGCGTGACGGCCTACGGCACCGCATCAATGAGCCTGGACACACAAGTGCAAACACTCGCCAATGCCCAGTCACTAGCAGCAATCACCACAGGTTTCGGAGGCAACATCTACCCTGACCTGTCACCAGTCGATGTTGTCCTGTCCGCCGACGCAAATTGGGCTCCGACACTTGGTTTAGAACTGATGGACCGCATCCAGGTGAATGTCGCACCGCCTACGGGCAACGTCATCACCACGCCGATGTTGGTGCAGAAAATACGGCATGAGGTTGTGCCTGGTTTGTGGCGCACACAAATCGACGGTTCTGCACGGTGGGCTGCAGTTTTTATTTTGGACCAAAGCCTTTTGGATGGCACGGATTTACTAACTTAGGAGAACTATGGCAACACCAACTAATCTTCCAGTGGCTGAGGTGGCCTATACGACGCTTGCAGCATCGTGGTTGAATGACCTGCGTGGAGCGTTCCGCATCTTGCAAGTGGTACAAGGCACAACTACAACTGTCGTTGGAAACTCAACCACTGGATATGCCGACACAACATTGACCGCAACCATCACACCGCAGTCAACTTCCAACAAAATTTTAGTGATTTATTCGCAAAACTGCTACTCAACAGGTGGCACAACTGGAATGAACATTCGGTTGTTTCGTGGCGCAACACAACTAGATCAAATCACTGACATTGTGTACGGCACAAACACTGGTTTCCTAGACCACATGACTGCCACCTACCTAGATAGTCCATCAAGCACATCGGCGTTGACATACAAAACACAATTCAACCGCAACAGTGGCGGTGGCATCGTTTATGTTCAGCCCAACTCAAACCGCTCGTCGATTCTTTTGTTAGAGGTTTCTGCATGATTACGCCACCAATGGTTCAACTACTACTGGACGCAGGATTCACAGATGGATGGGCCATCGCTGGTGATGTTCTCGTAATTTGGGAACATGACGTGGACCCACCAGCACCACTAGAAAGGCCCGCAGATGAGTGACGGCATCATCATCGCCATCATCGGAGGCGGATTCACACTCCTCGCCACACTCGTCGAAGTAACACGCCGACAAAACAACCGAGACCACGGCGAAAACGGAAAAAAACTTGACTACCTAGCAGACCTATTCCGTGACCACCTGAAAGGCCACAAATGACACTCAACCCAAAAGCCCAAGCAGCACTTACCTCATACGCACGTGCGCTAATCGCAGCTGCACTTCCAGTGTGGGTCGCAACTAATTCATGGCAGTCCACACTTCACGCACTATGGGCTGCAGCAATTCCTCCGATCATGCGATGGGCAAACCCATCCGACCCGACCATGGGCCGTGGGAACAGTGACTCGTAAATACCCTTATTATCCGACCGTTCCTGTTGCCACCGGTAAGCAACCAGGCACGGAATGGTTTGTGATGGCGTGCCGTCGCAGATGGAACTTCAAGAATCTAGGCACGTGGGTGGTGCGTGACATGCGAGGCAAACCAGGACAACCATCAGTTCATTCCAGTGGTGCAGCGATGGACATCGGATACACAGACCGTGCCGTAGCAATCGAGGCATGGAACTGGTTCCTGCAACATTCCAAAGCATTAGGGATTGTTGAGATTCATGACTATGCGTTCGGCAAGTTCGGCAGGGGCTACCGATGCTCCCGTGGTGAAGGCGCAAACGGGGTGCTGGTGTACCGTAACCGTGGCGAATCCGCCGGTACTGGTGGACACTGGCTACATGTTGAATTGGACCCGCACATGGCCACATCTGAGGACGCTATAAAGGCAGCCTGGAAAGCGTTGCCTAAGCCGTAGATCGGCACTGGTTGAGGCTTGGACACCTCCTAGTGCTAGGGGTGGCCCGTCGTATTGTTTCCCCATCGGCGGGTCATCCCACAATCGTTTGCAAACATTTGCTAAGGTGACACATGTCGGGCCAAGCCGACAGAAAGAGGGAAACTATGACCGCCACACTCACCAACCCCGATGCAATATTTGCGTTCGGATGCCTATGCGGAACCGTTGTCACGTACTGCGTGATGAGGCTCGCCACCAAACTGCGACAATGGGATGCTAGGAAGAATCGATGAAACGAATCATCACCGCAATTTTGTTTGCAACCATTGCATTCCCAATGCAAGCAAACGCCCAATCTAGTTTTGACGGATTAGTACTCGCAGAACACTTTTACTACCGCCTAGCGCAGTGTGAGACAGGTTCTAACTGGAAACACAGCACCAAGTCCTACACCAGCGCATTCGGAATTGCACGTGGCGTATGGTTGCGTTACAGCCACTCAACCGACGCAGCCAGGTACACACCACGAGAACAAGCCATCGTGGTGGACCGAATTGCATTCCACGGATTTGATGACGGACGCAACTTTTACCCACCGGTCGGTCCATGGGGCTGGGGAGCCGTCCGCACCCAAAACTGCATGAACCTCCAGCACTACATCTGCAAATCAAAAAAACCAATAGTCAAGCGCTACCAAGGAAGATGCAAACCATGAAACAGGAAACCATTACAGTGGCCGTCAGAATCAGTTTGGAAGACTATGAAGTTCTGCAAGCACAGGTTCATGCGGGAAACTTTAAACGCATGTCCGACGCAGTACGGGCATGTATCTCGTACACAGTCCAGCAGCTGCACAAAGCAACAACAGAGGGAAACAATGAAAGCAAATGACGCTATTCGCCTACTACACAATCTCAGTGTGGATCTAGAACTGTCCGGTCGCATTGCCGAATCAAAAGCATGCGCCTATGCGGTCGCCACGTTGATGATTATGAAACCAGCAGATTTCGAGTTGGTCACACCTCAAGGAGCCGACCGTGACTGAGGACAATCAACTACGCAAAATGCACATCATCCACAAACTGATGTACCACTGGTTAGAACAAAAATGCACATGTGCAGCAAACAAACCATGTGAGCGTTGTTTCATTTTGGAAGAGGCAATGAAAGTGTTCCCCACTGAGACCTCAACAGTTGTCAATATCCGCTATAACGAAATCGGACGGTTCAACTGATGGGATTCAACCTCGAGGACTACGAACCAGTAGCAAGCCGATTTGCACGGTTCATTGAATGGGCAAAAACAACCGAACATTTCTTCGCTGTCACATCCGAAATGCTGTCCGCACCAGGCGCAGATGTGTGCGTGTTCAAAACGACCATCCTGTGTGATGGTGTACCGGTCGCAACGGGCCACGCTGAGGAAGTACGCAACGCAGGCAACGTGAACCGCACATCGCACGTGGAAAATTGTGAAACCTCCAGTTTGGGGCGTTGTCTTGCTGGATTTCCGATGCACAACTTCGCAGGCTCCGATGTGAACAAACGACCATCCCGCGAGGAAATGGCGAAAGTGCAGCGCATGAGCCAATCACCAGCCACATCGAATGGTCCACGCATGGAGCAGGGAACCGATAAGCGGATGCCTGAAGTGACGGTGACACAGCCTTCGGGCCTGGCATCCGAGAAACAAGTGCAGTTTGCAAAATCACTGTTGAAAAAACATGACTATCCCGCCATTCCGAATTTGGATTCGTGGGGCAAACAAGAAATGACCGCACTAATTGACTCACTAAAAAACGGGACTTACCGACCCGATGACACACCCGAGGAGCCGTTTTGAACTACGACAAAATGCCATTCCACATTGGATGCCGGGAAGGTTGGGGATGTTCTCTCAAATCCCCCGTCAGGCAACTGATGGACCA